CAGTCTTACCTTGGTGCTTACTGCCTTGGCGGTAGTGGGAGCTATCAGGTCCGTATGGTGAGGGGTTGAGATGGCAGGAGCACTCGACAGTCTGTTTAAGAGCGTTGCTAAATCGGTTGTTGCCGATTTGGGCAAGTCGTTTGATCACACAATCACGTACACACGTAAAGCATCTCCGACATACAACACCAGCACTGGAGCGCTGACAACGACTGATACGGCGTACTCGTTTGACGTTCCAATCGAATTTGCACACGCTCAAGAAGAGGAAGGTCGCGAGGAGCGCGAAGCAAAGCTGTATATCACTCCTGATTTAATTGGAGACAACCAGCCGACTTTTGAGGACACCGTAACGTTAAAGTACGCCGGTTCTAACCGTGTCGCTCAAATTACAGACATTCGCACCTACAAGGGCGACCAAGAGTATCTGTATATTTTGGAGGTGCGGTTCTAATGGCCAAAAAACGGCACCCAGATAATTTTGCTGAAGACTACAACCTCTGGTTTGACGAGTCTTTTAACAAGGCCATTAGGGCTATTTTTAAGGTGTTACCAGAAGTTAGCCCTGTCTATACAGGGTACTTTGCGTCTAGCTGGAAAGTTACTGCTGGTGCGACGGCTCAAGCTGCTAGCCGAGCTATAAGAAAAGAAACTCAAAAAGTTAGCGATCGTAATCGTAGATTTAAATCGCCATGGGCAGAGGTTTACAACGATAGAAATGCACAGCACAATGCCTATTTTTCAGGAAAAACTGGTGAGGTTAAGCCGCGTTTTATAGATATTCCGTATGTTGATTACCAAGCTACACCTGTAGTAAACATTGGAAACGTGGTCGCCTATGCGGCTTACGCTTTAGAAAACCCCTCTGTTGCAACCTATGTGCAAGGGCAGTTAAAAGGTGATCTTGATAGAGCGTTTAAAACAACGCCGCAAAACGTCAGGTTCCGTATTGCAACTGACCCTGCAGCGCGTCAAGGTAACGTTTCTTACACGGAGCTTTTCTAGTCATGACGTTAGTTAATGCCAGAGCCGCCTTTGAAAAGGCTGTAACCGATGCAGTAGCAGATGCAGACGACACTGTTTTAATGGTGTATGACAATGTAAATTATGTGACGCCTGGAAAAACTAAAAAATATATTTTAATGACTGTTCGCTTTACTCAATCAACATTGCAAAATCAAGGTGCTGCATCTGACTATTACAGCGGAGTAATTCAGTGCAACGTGTACGTTCCAAAATCTGAAGGCACGTCAGTGCTTTCTGCTATTAGCGAATCAGTTATTGACGGGCTTACGTCTGTAAACGCTGGTAATTATGTTGATTCGTTTAGCGTTGCGCCTCGTGTTGCTGACGTCACTGGTCCAATTCCGTTAGCGCCAGAAGACCGTTCTCATTTTATTGGCATTATCTCTTGCCAATTTACAGCGGTTGTATAGTATATTAGTTGAAATGACATTGCTTTATGCGAGCCACTGAGCTGCTGCGAAACAAATTTGGCGTTAGCCAGCTTTACAAGCATGAAGTCAAGGCTGACGATGAGGTGGTGTTGGAGATTTATTGGCATCCATTGACGATTGCCGAGCGTGAGTCGATTCAAAAAAAAGCTGGCTCGGACGATGCCAACGACTTTGCGTTGGGCATGATGATTGAAAAAGCGCTCGATGCGGACGGAAAGCGTTTGTTTCAGGATGGAGAGAAGTCTCAACTTAAAAACGCTGTAGACGCCAGTGTTTTACAGGAAATTCAGCTAGCAATGCTGTCTTCAGGCGCAGACAGCAAGGTGGAGGAAGCGAAGGCAGACCTTAAAAGCAAATAAAAACTGGTACTTTATTTATTTTCTTGCAAAAGAGCTGGGTACGACTGTGGCCCAGCTTTCGCAGTCGCTTACGCATGAAGAGCTAGTTGGATGGGCTGCGTTTTTTGAATTAAAAGGGGAGCAGGAGGAGCAGGTTAGGAGTCAAGCCAAGATGGGTAGAGGCATGGCCGGAAGGTAAGCGTTAGAGTGAGCTGAGGAGTTATTGCTTTTAGCTTGTGGCTACCTACGGCGTAGATATTGAGATTGGCGTCAAGGGGCAGCAAAAGCTCCAAGATTTTAGTCGTCAGGTCAAGCAGCTAGGCAGAGCCGCCGATTTAGTTGCAGATCTTTTTAGTCAAAAAGGTAAAGTTACTCAAAGCGTAGAAAATTACAATAAAGTTCTTCAAAGAACGGAAAAAACTCTTAAAACTGTAATTGCTGGCACTAAAGCTGAAACAAGAGCCGTTAAGCAGTACGCTCAAGCTTTAAACGACGTTATTGCGATTGAGCAACGCCAACAAAAATTAGTTCGAGCTGCATTTCGTGCAACACCTGCTGGTCAAGCCGAGCTAGAGTTAACAAAAGCGCGTAAAAGCTTAGAAGTACAAAGAGCAGCTGCAAAGTTTAGGGAAGACTCTGCAAGAAGCCAAGCTGCTTTTGAACAAGCATTTCTTGAAAGCGCAAAAAGGTCAAATGAGCGTGTAAACGAAAGAATAAAACTGCAAGAAAGGCTTAATTCTGGTTTGCGCAAAGGCGCGTTTGAAGCGCGCATGTTGGCAGAAAACACAAGACTAGCGGCAGAACGGAAGGTTTTTGGAACGCAGTTTTTAGGGCCTGCAACTCCATTAAAAGCAGAGCAAGCCTCAGCAATAGCGGCTGCACAATCAACAGAAAGGCTTGTCAGAGAACGATCAGCTCAGGCTGCTGCAAAACTTGTATTTAACAAGAATCTTGAGTTTGCTCTTTTGACCAAAATTGTTGGCAAAACAGGTGAGCAAGGGTTGCTGCAAAAAGGAATCAATGATACGCAGCAAAGAATGATTAGAGATGGGCAGGCTTTGGCTGCTCAAAAAGAAAGAGCGCTTGCTGCTGATAAAAAAGCTGCAGACCTTGCCGCAGTGCAGCGAAAACGAGGGCTTGGTGGAGCGATCAGTAGTGGACTTATTGGTGGCGGTTTTCCGCTTTTGTTTGGCCAAAGCGGCGCAGCGGCGGTCGGCGGCGCATTAGGTGGCTTTGCTGGTGGAGCGCTTGGTGGTGGATTTGGATTTGCACTGTCAGTAATTGGCACTGCTGCAGGTCAAGCCGTTGAAGAAATTGAAGGTTTTGACAGGCAGCTAGCGGTTCTTAACTCTACTTTGACTATTAGTGGTGACACGTCTTTAACAACCGCTGCTGACGTAAGAGCCTTGGCCAGTGAACTAAACATTGCCAAGGAAGAAGCTGTTGAACTGATTTCTCAATTCAGTCAGTTCAGAGATGCCGACCTGCGAGCAGAGCTGGCACGAGTGTTTGGTCCTGTTGGTGGAGAGCAGACATTTCGGGCACTTGTAAACGCGCGTCTTGGAGAAGAGGAAGCTCTCGAATCTATTGCGTCTCTTGAGAAAATTATTGGTGTTGATGCTGCAAATCGGCTTCGTAAAAATCTAGAGCTTAATGGAGTTTTGTCTACCTCTGTTGCCTTGCAGCAAGCCGTTTTAGAGCTAAGCGAAGAAACTACAAAAGAGACTGAAAAAACAGTTACCTTTGCTGATCGTCTTCAATCCCTTCTTGCAAACCTAGGCATGTTTGCAGCGATGCGTAGTGGTGTAACTTTAGAAGGTCCGGTAGCTCCCGAAGAGTTTGCTGAAGAGAGAGCTGAGGCAGTTCAAGCTCCTGAGGTTAATTTAATTGAAAGAGCGTTACAGCTGCAAGAGCAGTATTTGCGTGGGGTTGCTGAGTTGCGAGAAAAATACAAGGGAGGCACTAGCGAACTAGAAAAGCAAGAACGAGTTATTGAGCGTGCTATTAAGGCTATAGATCGCCAAGCCGAAAGAACAAAACGAGCACTTGAAACTACCAATCAACGTTTAGATGATGTTATAAATAAAAACAAAGATAAAATTGCATTTGAAAAAGAATATGCTCGTTTAATTAGAGAAGGCAGCACGCCTGCTGCTGCCGAGCAGGCTGTTGAATTGCAAAAACAATTAAAGCAGCTTGATCGAACCTACGAAAGACAGCTCAAAAACGTAGATGCACAAATTCAAAGACTTGAACTTGCCATTGAAAACGCAAGAACAGAAGGGGCTACTGACGAGCAGTTGCAAAAGCAGTTGCAGACCCTAAAGGACATTAAAAAAGAAAAAGAAAAAATTGCAGGTAAAAAAGGAAGTGCCGCTGGAGCGATTGGTGAGGCATTGGCACCTAAATCCGATGCAGACAACATCCAGGCCGAAATGGATCGTATCCAGGGGCAAATCAATACGCTTATGGATCCAGCAAGCCGGCTTATTGCGGCTGCTAACGCGATAGGCGATGCGTTTGGAGAGTCTTTCCGGGGCATTGTTGACGGCAGCATGACCGCCCGAGAAGCGCTGGCCAACCTGTTCCAGCGCACGGCGGATCACTTCCTTGATATGGCTGCACAAATGATTGCAGCCCAGATCAAGATGAAGATTTTGGGCAT